TTTATTTAAAAAATCGTGCACTAAAAAAGTTTGTTTATCTTTATTTGCAGCAGAGACGTGTCTAATAACACCATCAGAATTTAATACTTTTTCTTTATTACTATATGAAGAAAACACTACCGAATCTACATTTATTTCTTTTTCAAAATCCCAATTTTTTCTTTTTCTATTATAGAATTGTTTTATATTTTGTGCATGATATTCTGACATTGCACAAATAGAATGTCTTTCGCTAAAATCTGATAATTTATTTGCAGACATAAGATCAGATAAAAATCCAGGTGCTGCATGACACATATAAATTATGGGAATATTTATTTTCTGTAATTCATTATAAAAACCCCTTTGATAATATGCATTTGATAAAATTATATCAGGTTTAAATTTTTTTATTTTAATTAAAATATCTGTTATAATTTTTTTTCTATTTTTAGCATCTTTTACATATGGTTTTATTCCTATTTCAGGAATTTTATAATCATAACAACAAATATCATTTAAATATTCATGTAGATTGCCGAAAATAGTATATGCTTTTACGTCATGACCTTTTTCTCTTAAAACTTCTATTTGTTTCAACATACTTTCATCAACACCACTTACTCTTTCTTTAAAAGAAAAATAAGTATAAAATGTATATGGAATTATGAATATTTTCATTTTATTAAACTTTCTGTGTACAGAACATAAGATCAATACCTTCGGCTTCTGCTTCAGCAGTTAAATGGGTTTCTACTTGATGGTTTTGAGGAAGTTCAATGGAAACCGTTTCACGTGTTACCGGGCAAAAATATTCTGAGTGGACACGAGGAACTGAAATCCCATATACTTCTACACGAGTTTCATATGTAAAATCTTCTTTTAGATGTGTGATGATTTTACGATTAGTTGCTTCACCTTTTGGATCAACGCCATATGTACTAATACGTCCAGCCCAACCATTTGTTGAACCCGCTTTACCAATCTTAACAAGACTACCGTTAACATACATACCGTATACAATATCACCCATAGCTTTAAAGTCACGTGTTTCCATACCTTCGGCTTTTGTAAATACAAGCTTTTCATAGGTACGAGAAGGCTTATTATTATTTACATTTGTTGTATGTTTCCGAATTGTAAAATATCCGAGGTAAGTTCCGACTTTTTTAAGACTTGTAGCAACGTTAGACATTTTAGTTCCTTTCCGATTCTCTTTATATAATCAACATACTATATTTTTAGGAGTTTGTAAACCCCTAAATTGCATATTGATTGTGGTTTTTAACATACCACTTTTCAGTAACAGGAAGACCAAATTCATCTTCGTCTACAACAATCACAGCAACTGTCTTCTTAACATGAGCAAATCTATAGCCCGTCATACCGCAAACACCGCCGCCACCTACCCAAACCTTGTGGGGAAAATCTTCTGAAAAACCTGCAATAGATTCATCGTTGATACTCCATTCAAACCAGTTGCCTGTTTCCTTCTCTTGGAATGAACCAACTGGATCTTTTGTGTAAGTATAATAAGCCATAAGAAGTCTCCGATTCTATTTACTCTTACAACATATACTAAAAATCATCACTTGTAAACCCCTAAAATGCATTTTTTTAAATATTTCTATATGCATATTCTATAGCACGATCCGCTTCTACATTGAGAGGTCTATTTTCATATCTTTTGGCTGTATCAGCATCTAGTTGCTTGATTAGTTCTACAATCTCAAACGTATTTATAGGATACTGTCTCTTAATTGCACTACTTGCTATTGAAACCATAATCTTATAAACCATAGCATATCTTCCAGTATTATCAACATATGCTATATTCTTAAAATCTCTGATAAGATTTTTATTCACGAATGGACAATCTTCATAGTTAGACCAACTAACACCAGTATTCTCCATTTTATTCTTACGATATTCTATGATAGATTTTTGCATCTCTGTTGGTAATCTATCTAAGAACGTACCAGTCTTTTTTTCTTGATATGAATGACTTGCCATTAACTCTTGAGGATTTATATAACTACCGCCAGTATTAGTAAAAATAAAGTTGAAAGCGCCAGAGTACGAACCAGGGATATAATACATTCGTGATAGATCCTTAGTTTGCGCATCGCCGATTGCTTGGAGTTCTGTGTTGAGTGCGTACCAAAAATGTCTGATATTATCTCCTCTAACTCTTTCTGTAAGTGGGAAGACCAAACGAAACTTTGGTAAACTTTCTCTGCTGCTAGCAGTACTATAGCAAACAAAATAGTACTTACCATAGATACGAATAAGATCATCTTTTAAATCTCCTTTAAACTCATGGTCATCTACATCCATAGCTGCCCATCCAGCCCAGTCAACTACGTTTTTATTTGCTCTTGTAGTATCTTTAATATAAGTTGCTGGTGATATAAGCTGAGCAGCTTTTTTATCTTCAAGTTTTCTCTCAGATAATTTGTATAAAAATTCTTCAAACTGAGGAAAACCAGAAAAACTCATGTTCTTATGAGTTTTATTATCATAGATAGATTTAAAGAATGTTGCAGAAACTTCCATAATTAACTCGGTATCTGATCTTCATCCATCCATCGCAGGAGATTGGCTTCATTAAAATCAACAGCTGGATAAAATGTACCACGTGATTTTTTAGTAAGATTAGGCTGACCAATCTTTTGCGCAAATTCTTTTAAATCTTGTTCTGTTCTAAATCGAATTACAATAGCAGCATAATCTTCACGATTTTCTTGTTCAAATTCTGGCATATCATCCCAACCCATTGCGTCGAGATCATCTTCTTGTCCATCTAATACAAATAAGTTAGCGCCTTTAGGTTTGCTCATAATAAGGGTTCTCCGCATTTCCAAATTCTGTTGTTGCTTTTTTATATTGATCCATAGTTAATGCATGTAATTTCATACCATACTCATTAGTACCACCTTTAATTACATAGTCATCACGATAAATGAGTTTATTCTTTTTAAATGGGCTATAATCAACATGATGGTGCCATCTATTATATCTTTGAACAACTTTAACCAAGTCTGGATGTTGTTCTACGAGTGCTTGTGCAAATTGTAAACGATTATCTCCATCTATATACACATTATCTGTATTACCACCACCCATAACAAGAGTTGTAATTTTACCACATAAGAATGCATTAAATAGAATAGTACACCAGTCATCTTTTAGAATATTTAAACTCAGATCAGTGTCTTCATTATATTTACCACGCCATCTATGCTTAATATCATTAGATAACAGAATACAGGAATAAATTCTAGTATTAAGTGTATATGGCTTTTTCTTCTGAGAAGCTGGAGCAAAATACTGATAGTTCATACCAGACATTTTAACATTTTTATAGCGATCTGTAAAGTCTTCACATAATCTAATTATTGTACCAGACGTTACTTTAGTTTTTCGGTTTTTATGTAATCTATAAAAGTGTTTGATATTATCATCCATAATCCAATGACGTTCGTGTCCTTCTTTTATAGAATGTTCCCAAACAAAGTTACGTGCTGGAATAGAACCGCCAATTCTACCTTTATTATCAGGGATTGCATACTTTGGGTTTTCTCTAAACCCAGGCGGTAGAGTTAAAATCTTATCGGCTGAAATGCCTTTATTATAATCATCAAACTCGCTTTCTTCAATAACAATTTTATATGGTACTCTAATCTCATCAAGAGTTTTAGAGGTAAGCCGAGAATCGGCTCTACCCTTAGAGATAATATAAATTGGATATTTTGGTTGCATTAACTATCACCTTCTTTTACAAAGACACCATCTACCATCTTACCTCTACGATCCTTAATATCGTTATAGGCTACTTCAAGACATTCTTCAAGACTGATATTATTTCTTTCCATGATATTAATAAGAACAACCATAATATCTCCGCAGTCATCTCTAATATCTTTACCCTTACAAATATTATCTGATAGTTCACCCATTTCTTGAATGAGTTTCATATACTGATCTTTATCTGTAGAACCTTCAATAAGATTTCTATCGTAGTGCCACTGAATAATTTTTTCTTCATAAATCATTTTTATATTATATCCTATTTTGATCAATTTGTAAAGTATTATTTATGATTGTCACAAACACGACTTCTTAATCCACTTGAACTAAATCTATGATCACGCTTATTAAAATATAGATCAATGCCTCTATTACGGCATTCGTCCTTACCAGTAAAATTTTGTGTTCTATATTCTTCACCTAGTATTCTAACATTAATTGGATACATATTAATTATATCAAGCAGATCTGCCTCTGTACAATATATAATAACTTCATCAACATACTTTACTGCTTCAAGCTGTGCTTGTCTTTCAACAATAGTTTGGATAGGAGAATTTTTTTCTTTTCGATCATAGCTAGGATCTACTTGTAAAGCAGCAATAAGCCAATCACATTGTGACTTAGCCTCTCTTAGCATCATCACATGACCAGCGTGTAGTAGATCAAATGTACTAGCAGTTAACCCTACTCTCATAACCCTTCTTCCCAATTTCTAATCCATTTTATTTTTTGTTCTTTATCCCAGCCAGAAAGATAATCATTATCTTTGTCAAACAGTTCTAAAAGATTATCTTCATTATACAGTTGAACATCAATTATATTTTCTTTTAAATCTAATTGGCTAAATTCTTTTACTTCACCAAAAGTAACAGAATCTTTAATAAAGATTTCAGGATCACAATCTTTTATTTCTTCTATCGGAACCACATAACGAGTTCTAAACTGTTGTATTGCTGTTAATACTACATACTCAGTCATCTGCTATTTCCTCATCATCATAATGGACAAATAATTTAAGAGTTTTTCCGTCATCTTGAAGCTGTATTTCTACACTATCTACCCAATTTTTAGTATATGAGCGACCATTATTATCAATAACTTCTACTCTTGTTACATTAGAAAAAGAATCAGTCATCTACATCATCCACATTATATCCTACAGATTTACGTTTAATATCGTTATGATTAAACTCAGCCCAATAGAGTTCATATGCAATACCTGACTCTAAACATTCGAATTGATGATATAAGCCAGGCTTTACTTTATGATAATCGCCTTCATATAAAATAGTTTCATCTACCAGATCATAGTCTTTCTGCCAGACACGAACCAACATTACACCTTTTTCGACATAGAACCCATTCCATTTGAACTCGTGAAGATGTTTAGAACAAACACCGCCTTTATTCATTAAAATACGATGAAACTCTAAAGCACCATTGGCTTCAATAAGTTCCGTTGTACCCCATACCTTACCTGCTTTCATTTTCATCTCCTTATAGTACTATTATACACTATATTTTACTTATTGTAAACCATTATATGACAAGCTAATCAATATTTTATGAGTATCTTTCCAATTTTTTACTTCATAATTCCAAGAATTTTCTCTGTACTGTATTACTTCAGCTAGTGGATAATCATTACCACCATGAGCCATTTTATCACCAAAGAATATTATCGGTCCTTCAATATCATCAGCAATCTGTCTCTTATCATATCCTATAGGTGTAATATCAATACCGGTTTCACCAGCCACTTGAGCTTTGTAATATGCAAACTGCTGATTAAATGCTCTGGCAATTGTTCTTCTTTCTTCTACTTGTTCATCCCATTGAGTATAGATAAATCTCTCTTCAAAGGAAGCATTTCTACCTATAATGCTAAAATTTACTAAGCCAGGTCTTTGTTCAATATGATTACCAGTTCTGATATCAAATTTACTTTTCTTTAATTCTTTCATTAACCATTTATTTAATTCGTCGGATAGTGTCCAATCAGATCTGAATATTTCTTCTCCGTTTTGCCAAACACTATTACCACAACAGTTATAACACTTAGTAACACTTTCACAGATTTCTGTTCCAAGTTGTTCTACTGTTTTTATGTAATCAGAACCTGTAGCAAGATAAACATTATTTTTCTTTATAAATTCTAAAAAGAATTCCTTAAACTCTTTATCTATTCGCATACGACTTGGTGTTAAAGTTCCGTCTACGTCAAATACATAATTCATCCAAAAAAGTCCTCCAATGTTTGCACATCCTTGACAGACCAACCAACGGCTTCAAGAATAGGATTAAGTGGTTCAATAAAAGTTTTTTCAAATTGCGTCTCATAGTCTACATATTTATGCAGATTTAATTCTTCAGGTAGATAATCGGGAAAGGAAATTACATTTTCACGAATAGGATTCGGAAGCTTCATATATGTAAATTTAATCTTTTCTCCGTTTTGTATCATAATATATTTTTTATCTAGTGCTTTATCTTTAACGTGATAATTATATAGAAGTGCGCCACGAACGTGAATAGGTGTGGTTTTTATTGTTGCTGTTTGATTACCTGATGACCACTGTTTAGAATGATTAGAGTTGCAATAAATATTCTTCTTATGTGAAAACTTACTAATATCAGAAACACCACGTGGAAATGCCACAGCTTCAGGTGGTAGAGATTTAAATTTTGCTTTAAAGTCATTAATATATCTACGAGTTTCTGCCTCAGTACTAGTAATAATAACCTTAAATATTTCTTTAAACTTATCTCGGACTACCTCAGGTGTTGATGATTTGATAGCTTCAATGCCCATCATCTTTAGTTTAGGTTCTGCATATTGAACACCTTCGTTATTGTGTACGTTAAGTATATAGCGTTTTTTTGCAGTCCATATACCACGATCAGCAATAACTTCTCTACCCATTTCCATGCGTGGAGTATAACCATTAAGTCTATGATATAAACCATCATATGCTTTGGCAATAATCTTTTCAAAATGATCTTGACATAGTTTATCAATAGCCTTTACGGGATTTTTTGGTTTTAATTTTGTAACAAGGGGTCCAAAATTAATATAAACTGAATCTGTGTCAATAGCAATAACATAATCAAAATCGTCGGTCTTAAGAATTTTATTCATCTCTTGATTAATAGCACGCTCTGCCCATTTAATGGAAAGCTGACCAGTAAGTGTTACACTCTCAGCTAGGGCATTATCAAAGTATTTAAAATGTTTATTAGCAAGAGCACCATAAAGAGAATTGAGTAAAATCTTAATTGACATTTGGTTATTTTCTAGCTGATTGATTTCTGCTTCGAGATATGATGATTTTGTTTTTTCATACTGTGATTTGGCATCCAACATCTTTTTCTTAATTACACTTCTTTCCGAATAGTAATCGACAATAAGTTCTGGAATTACACCTTGCTTTTCTCTTGAAAAAGGAACACCGCTTGCACAAACAGAATATTCGCTATCTACTTGAGTTTCTCCATTTAAATAATAATCAACACCTTGTTGGAATGTTCTCCAAGTTTTATTACGAATAATAGTTTCTGGTGATATATTAGATTGTACAATAATATTTGGATATAGAGAATTTAAATCGAATGATACTACCCAATCATGTGCACCGACTTGAGGATCTTTTACATATCCGCCCTCGATAATGTTAGGATTAGAATTATTTTCATAAGCAACTCTTTGTATTTGCTCTACTGGAGATACAATGTTTTTTGAAAGAAGTCTTCGATAAAGAATTGACTCCCAGATAGATGTGGTACCAAATGTTTCAGAAAGATTAGTACCCGCTCTGTAAGCCATAGTCATTGCTAAATTAATAAGGCCCATTTTGGCATCCATCTTATCAATTAGCTGAACATCTCGGATATTATAGTCGATAAACTTTTGATGATCTTGCTTATATAATGTGTAAAGATTACCATGTTCTTCATAAGAAAGTTTCTTTTCTCCAAGAACGGTATGTGCTACGTGATCTAGTTTATACGATTCTTGAGTTCCATATGAATATCCAAACTTTTTAAATAGTTCAAGATAGTCTGCTTGTTGGATACCAACAATCTCATGGTTAACCTGAGGTCTGCCCATGATTGTGGTATTTCTTTCGTTAACAAGTTTCCATGGAGATAATTTATTAGCGGCTTCTTCAGTACCAATAATTTTAATACGATTAACAAGATATGGAATATCAAAGAATCTAGTATTCCAACCAGTAATAATATCTGGATAGTTTTTAGTCCAATAAGTTAAAAACGAAGCCATCATTGCCTGTTCTGAATCAAATTGGTGATATTGTATTTGACCACCATCTAAATTAATTTCTGTTTTAGATGGATCGTAGTCATCTAAACCCCATACTTGATATATGGAAGATTTACTAGATTTAAGAGCAATAGATATAATTGGATATGCTGCAGCATCTGGAGTTGGAAACCCATCATCTGATGCAACCTCTATATCAAAGTTTACTACATTTATACTACTCGGATTGAATTTAATATCATCAGGAAACTTATCTGTAATAAACTGATGAATATAATTACGTGTGCCATATATCTTTACACCATCCATTTCTGAATATTGTTCAAGAAATTCTTTGGCTTCACGCATATTCTCAAATTGCACAGGAGATATATTACCTCCGTCAAATGATTTTATTTCTGTAGGATCTTTAGACGCTACCCAGAATTTTGGTTTAAATTTATAGCGTTGATTAATTGGTGTACCGTTAGGGGAATATCCACGATAAAGAATAGAATTGCCATAACGGTTCACAGAAGTGTAGAATGAATTCAAATTAATAACCTCCAGTTGGAATTATTATATCATATTATGAGGTATTTGTAAACTATAAATTTTTACCATCTATAGTGTGTGTGCCAGAATTAGCCCAAGCCCAACATATACAATTAAATTTATTATAACGACTATACCATGGACCTATATTACATACGCCCATGGTATTACCGTTTTTTCTAAGAATGTGATACCATCCTATAAATCGTTTATATCGTTGGATTATATTGCTCACCATTATATCCTGGATATATATCATCTTGTACGCCAGAGTTACAGCCTACTACTACTATAAGTAAAAAAATAATGGACCAAAGTAGTATTCTTTTAGACCACAATATAAATTGTTCAAAAGTTTTTTCTGCCTCTTTTTGAGTTGCCGCTCTTACTTCTTCATCAGTCATTATTTATTTTTCCGTAATAAACTCTGTAAATTTCTCTAAGTTGTATGCCATCTAATATTTCTTCCAAAATATAATCAGCTTTATTCATTTTTTTATCTGCAATATTAATAACATCTTCTTTTTTTGAAGATAGTGCAATAATATCACCTTCTTTATTTCTTATTATATGCATATGAGTTATTATTCGTGCTCACCACCAGGACCTCTACCACTGTAAAAACCGTATGGTTTACGTTTAGCCATTTCAAATGTAGCTACGGTAATAGCAACCGCACCGAGCAATAGTGAATGAGCAATCATACTATAAAGACCTGCCCACATACTACCTACAATGAAACCAAATACAATACACCACATCCAAGCCAGAACTTGCATAATCATATGGCGTGTATTTAAATCTGGAATATTACTTAATGGATTAAGATTATGATCCATCACCACGCTCCAACAGCTAAAAATAAATGCTCTCATTATTTTTTCTCCGACACAAAAGAATACATTTCTTTTGCCTTTTCCATCAAATCTTCGATTGAATATGGCTGGCAAGCTTTTTGAAATTCTTCAGTTGTTGCTTTATTAGCTTCAAACTGTTGACGCCAAAAATCCATGTTGATATGGTACTGCTGATCCATGTAATCTTTTGCTAGTTTAAGCATATCTGCTCTTATTTCAAACGGATTTTTACTACTCATTTCCGAAACCTTTCATATCGCTTGCAAGCTTATCGACGGCTTCGTCCATAGCTTTGAGTTGATCTTTATAGAAATTGAAAGTGTAAGCATTCATTGCTTTGCTAAAAGTATTCCAACCGGTTACTTTTAAGTCGACCATTTCTTCAAAAAAAGTTCTATTATGGTCCGTAAGTTGTTTATATGTAAAAATCATTTACATCTCCTATTTTGTGTGTTGTGTGTGACTAAGAGGGCGATTTCCCGCCCTCTGACTTATTAAAGCCTTCTCATTATAAAGAAGTATTTATAATACATTCATTTGGCTTACTATATGATTCATAGACTGCATAAAATCCAATCATTATACAAACTAAAATCAACATAGTCATAGTTGCAAAAAAGGCTAAACCAAGCCTTTCAACAAGTTCTGATGTTACCATTATATGGCAAACATTAACAATAAAGCAACAAGAAATGCAAAGATTCCTAATGCTTCTGCAAATGCTATACCAACAAACATAGTTGAGTTGTCTGTTTTCTTTGGCATGTATTTTAGTACACTTCCAACAACCATTCCGACACCGATGGCAGCGCCACCCATTCCAAATGTTGCTAGTCCTGCACCAATCAAGGCACCCATTGTTGCGATATCACCGGTCATTTTGCAATCTCCCGATTTCCATCATACAACGTTTCGATTCCTCGATCATACCCATTCTTGCGAGTTCCGCTGCCGCTCGGCTGTAGCCAATCATTTGCGAATAACGATCTAGTGAAGACCACAAACCCGACAAGGGCGAAAAGACATAGTTTGCTACTAAAGCTGTCATTAAACCCACCCTCTTAGATTATCGTTTTGATTATGAGCAATGTACCAAATATCACCTCTACTGAGACCAATATCTGCTAATTCTTTATCAGTTAATTTAGATAATTCTTTGATGGTTTGTTTAGCTAATTTCTTTGCAGCTCTTCCCTGTTTATAAGATTTATATGCTTCTATGAATAGTTCAATTGCCCTCGTTGAGTAACTGTGGGCTGTTAGTATTGCTTGTGTCATTGTTTTCCTCGTTTTTACCAATATTGATTTTACGAGGACGCTGATTTTCTGGGACAACATACTTCAGTTCGATTGCAAGTATGCCGTCTTGAATATCTGCTCCATGCACTTGTACGTGCTCAGACAGCCGGAATGTGCGTTTAAATTTCTTTGTGGAAATACCACGGTGAATAAACTCACGACCCCTTGAGACGTGTTCTCCCACTACTGTTAAAGTTCTATCTTTAACCTCAACAGATAGTTCATCTTTAGAAAATCCCGCAACTGCAAGTTCAATAAGATAATCATTCTCATCGGTCTTAATAATATTATGTGGAGGATAATGGTCTTTTGAATGTTTAGCGGTATATTCTAACTCGTTAAACAGATGGTCAAAGCCAACAAAAGATGAACGTGGAAAAAGTGTTTGTATGCCTGTCATTGTTTTCTCCTTTTTGTCAAGCAAGAATTAATAGTGGACCAGTAAAACTGCATCCACTAATATTTATAACAATTAGCTATTACTCTAGTGAATAGCTGCTATTCTATTTACGTCCAATATTATATTTTGGACATAATTCCCATTCCTGTTTATCTTTAAACGGAATGATTTTAATTTGTCTTAGAGGTGATAAAGGCTGCGCTTTATTTTCATCTTGGATTGTAACCAAGCCCCAGTCAGACATAAGAGTGGCAATTGTATTTCTACGAGCAACATCGCCTTCTTCTAAATTAGATTTTTTACCATCTAATAAAAATAGTTCTTTAAAATGAACTATAAAGTATCTGCCTTGCTTATGTAATATATGGCAAGACTGAAATAATTTTTTTTCTTTTCGAGATGCAACGCCGATGCGTGTAAGTGTTTCTCTGACCTTTAGAAAATCATCAGGTTCATTAAGAGAAACTTCTAACATAGTTTCTGGTGTCCATTTCACTAACTCATTATTGACTTCATTCATATCTTCAACTCACGTAAATTTATTATTATAGTTATAATACATGATTCTTTTCATGATAAGACTATTTATAATATACAACTTTTAGGGTTTCCTACCACCCTTACTTAACTTTTTACTAATAAATGCAAGTTGATCTTTAGATAGTAATGGTAATACTTGAAATGCTTTTTCTTTAGAGTATCCATAATATTCTTTTATTAAATCAATATCTGAATTTTTATCTTCTTTTGTCCACTTTGAAAATCTTTTACGTTTTCTAATTAATGTTCTAAGAAAATCGTATTGCAACTTAGAATCTATATGAGCATATCTATTCATCTCATTTGCATATATAACAGTATCATTAAAATAGGATAAACCACGATTAACCATAAAAGAATTATATGCTTTTTCATCGAGATTATCGTGCATAATATTTTCTTTAGAATAGTTAATACTATTTAAATAGTCAAAATGGTTCATGATATAGCCCTTACTAATGTTTGCATTCTCATAACATCTAGTGCAATATCGTGAACTGGATCATGATGAATAAAGTTATCACAGCCTTCGGGCATAAAACTATTTTTTAATCCGCTGCCCCAGGACAGACCCTCTATTATTGATCTGGTGTCTCGTAGTTGCCAAAAAGAATATGGCTGAGGCTTATGAAGTTGATCCATAATATTTTCAAATATAATAGGATCGAAATTATTACCTCTTGTGTATACTTTACTTTTAAAGGTCATATCGGCAATTGTAGAAACAAAGAAATCATAAAGTTCTGTGATTGATTTATCTTTATCAGATGGAATTAGCTGTTTCTTTGCTTCGGGTCCTTGTTCATTCCACCATTCTAATGTTCTCTTATCAATAACACGATTATGATTTTTTACTTGATCTTGAACATTAAACTTAATAAGCTTTGCAGATTCTACTAATTCGTCAAATGAATAACCATTTTCAGTAGTAAAATTATCTTCTGAAAACTTAAGAGCTGCTAATGAAACCACGACACAATTATATCTATCTGTAGATAATGTTTCAAAGTCAAAAATAATTGAATTAGACATCTTTAGCCCCATCTATTTGTTTTTGAATTAACCTTTCGGGTAAACTACAAATCCAATAATACGGAAACCAAAAAAGTATGTTGTAAATTATAATTTCAATCATTGGAATTCCACATTTGCCATAAGTTCTGTCATACAGGCTACAACATTAAGTTCGTGATCTGCTACAAATGCATTTTTATATTGATAATCTGCTAAGATAAGAACAACCTGTGGTATTGATTGTGGCTTTACGGAATCAGACATTCTATCATAGATTCCTCTAAAAATAGAAGATGCATCGGTATCAATATTATTTACTACCCATGAACGCATCTTCTTAAAATCTTTTGTTTTTAGAAAGTCCATAAGGCTCTTAAAAGATTGATCACCAATATTAACTAGAATGCCAGAATCAATTTTACCACCGATAGAATATCTTTGTGCTTCATTTAAAATTCTACGCCAATCTGGACCATATTTCATAATAAGTTCGGCAAGAACTTTATTCTCAAACTCCACATTTTCAGACTTAAGAATATTTTGAAGTCTAGCCATCATTTGAGCAGCTAGTGGAGCCATATCTTTTTTAGAAGTATTAAATTCATACACAGAACATCGTGAGTGAAGTGGTTCAATAATTCTATTTTTAAAATTACAGGTAAGAATAAATCTACAATTATTAGAAAATTCTTCAATAAATCCCCGCAAGGCAGGTTGGGTGCTCTGGGGATTTAAGTAATCAGCCTCATCAAGAATAACTACTTTATAACCGCCTTGCAGGGAAACAGAAGATGCAAATTGTTTAATCTTAGTTCTAAGAGTATCAATATTACCTTCTTCTGAACCGTTAACCAAGATATAATCAAGATCCAATTCGTTACATAACGCTTTGGCCACGGTTGTCTTACCAAGACCGGCAGTACCAGAAAAGAGCATATTTGGTAACTCTCCGGTCTTGATAATATTTTGAAAGATTGTTTTTAGATTAGGGGTTAGGATAGTATCTTCAATAGTTGCTGGGCGGTATTTCTCCACCCATAAAAAATCATCATTCATAATATAATTTTATCCTTAAGAATTAATCTTCAGCTTGTTCTTGTTTCCAGCTTTCTACGATTTGAACACCCTGTGTACATTGGTCACGTAAATTACCAATGGTGGAAAGTTCTTCACCTCGAAAACCACCACGTTGAGTGATAGTATCAATAATAGCAATAGAGCTACGAGAAACTTGATTTAATAGTTCCATTGCACGTTTTGTATCTTCATTATCAGACATTTATTATTCTCCGTATGTTGATGTCTTTTCAAGAGCGATCCAATACATAAGATCACTCGCTGAGTTGGTAAATTTTGAAATTAATTTTGAAGAAATTTCTACTTCATAATCTCCTTGGTCAATCTTTAAATTAGAAATATTAAAGACAAAGTTGTATTTATCACTGGATGAACTACCTTCCACGTCAATAGAGAAACTATTTGCTGTAGAATTTTCGGAAGATGTAACAGTCAGGCTTACTGCAGATCCACTAGGTGAAACATGAAGTTCACTGTGACCGAGAGCTGAAGCTGCACGTTTAACTTTACCGAGAGTATCTCCATCAAGAGTAAATCTTACATCAGTCTCTGGCATCTTTACTTCTTTAGATGGTGTTGTGAGCATTTCCGTATCTGAGTAAAAATACTTTACTTTTGATCTACCAGTAGAATCACCAATGATAACATAATCTTCTTCAAAGTTGAGACGAGGTGAATCAACCAAACCAAGAACACCAAGGAATTCATTTAGATCATAGACTCCGAATGTTTTCGGAAAGCTTTCTTTAATCTCTGCTTTTGAGAGAATGTTTTTTGCTTCAGAGATAGTTTGAAGTGTACTACCTTCATTAATAACCAAGTTAGAATTTACCGAAGCGTAATTCTTTAAAATTGAAAGTGTAGAGTCACTAAGTTCCATTATATTTATTTCTCCGTTTCATAAAATATATAGTTAATTATATCACATATTGCTGTTATTGTAAACACATTAATTTATCAATTCTTCTAATATTTCTAAGCATAATTTACTGTCATCAGATATATCATTATTTTTAATTGCAGATTTTACACAATTACGAGTAAAATCAAGAGCATATCTATTTCCTGATGCGTCCATTCCCGTATTAATTAAATACACATTACAATTATTTGCATGAATTTTTTGCATTAAAAGGTCGCTGTATTCACTTACTTGTCTGGGCATAAATGGAGAACCATAGCAGGGGCTAAATATTTTCTTGATTTCATTGCTACCTGCCTCAGTTCCTGGCATCTGGCTCGTATAACCAGTCTCAAAAAATCTCTTAATAGTTCCGTTTGTTATTTTACTTACTGCTGGAAACTTTCCAGTTACATCCATAGTTAAGAAAAATATATTATCCGGATGAGTAAAATCTTTATTTCCATGATATGCATTCTCAACCGAAGTGATCGGATAACTTAATCTGGCATTTGAAACACCCGGATTTTCTACAACTAAACAATCTTTTTTTCTAGCGTCTTCTACAGCATAAAAGATTGTGGGGTGTGTTTCTGGGCTAAGACCCTCACTCTTAGCATAGCAACCGGTTTCTACCATGCGAATGCCATCTTGAGCCCAATAAACTTCATCATCACTAATTAATTTATAGTCGGGATCACTACTTAATGTAGTTTTACCTGTACCGCTTAATCCAAACATTAAATTAGTTGTATCATTATAGGTAAAAGCACTACAGTGCATAGGTAAGGTCCCATTTACTGGTAATTCAAAACTTATAATACCGAACACACCTTTTTTAATTTCACCAAGAAATGTAGTTCCACCAATTAACATAACACACTCATCTAAATGAACATAAATATATGGCTCATCTACTACCATTTCAGTATTATGTATAATCGTCCAATCAGCAGTATATTGTAGAGGATTATCTACTACTGGAAACATATTACGGACAAATTGTGCATGTCTATCATCATTAGTTTCAACACGAAAACACATTCCGGCAGCATAAAATACAAGATTATGTGAATAATCCATAAGATCCATTCGCATATGCATTACTTGATAATCTTCTTCTTTACCAATTTTATTATACTTAGGACGACTAAGATCAAGATATTTTGTTTTTTCACCAAAGAAATATTTATTTTCTGGGCTTCTACCTGTAGGTTTGGTTGTTATTTCAATATTAGGCATTATGCCACCATTTTACTAAAGTTCTTTTCTTTCTTGAACTCCAGCTTTTCTTCAAATTTTCCATCAAGTATTTCTCCTTTATGAGAGATTACAAATACGTTTGTGTCATCATCTAGTGTATGTAAAATTTTCATTAGATTATCAACACCATCATGATCCAAAGATGAATCGAATGTTTCATCTAATATAAGCAAATTGGTAGCTACAGAGTTTTTCATCTTAGCAATCATTCGCCAAGTAAATAATAAAGCAAGATCAATTCTTTGCTTTTCACCCTCTGAGAAAGAATCATATGAAAATGCATCTCTATGACGTGATCTAATAGTTTCTTGAAAGCTTTCATCTAAATTAAAGTGTACAAAGAAATCCAGAACTTGAAGATATTGATTTACTAATTTATTGATTACTGGAATGTATTGTTTAATAACTTTTGTTTTAATGCCCGTATCTTTTAACATCTCAGCCATAACAGTATTATATGAATATTCTTCATTAAGAGTTAATTTGTGTTCCATTAACTCGTTTCTTTCTTCATTCATATCATGAAGTTCTTGATTAGCTTCACCAATATCACCTTCTCTGGAGCTGAGTCTTTGTATATCAAGATTAAAACCATCTATTTGTTTTTGATGAGATGATATAAGTTTATTATTGGTATTAATTAAATTATTATTATCCTTAATT